CCACCAGCAGCAGGAAACTCAATAGCAGCACTATTCGTAGATACTCCGTTACTAGGAGCACCCATCGTAATAGTCTGACGAGCGTAAGAAGTTCCTGATACCTCTGTGCCTGTATCAGCATCAGTAGGATCAGTCGTATATAACGCCAAGTAAATGGTAGTCGGAGCAGTATAACTAGTAGCTCTTAACGTACCGTTAATTAACGCATTTTCTAAGTAGTTCGACATCTCTGCCATAATTTACCTCACGCTCATTGACATCGGTTGACCACCATATTCACTACTCTGGTCAGCCACGCTTATTGTTGAAATTGCACGATCATACAAAGTTCCCCAAGTCTGAAGCCTTGCATCATTCATTAAATATGGAGCAGCTTCTCCCAATGCAGCATACAACAGAGCATCAGGATAGTTAGCTAAAAATATATTAGATGAAGTAGTGCTGCTTAATACTGTTGGTTTTGCGTAATACAACATTTGTACGCTGTAAGTAGTATCAGGAATTGGAGCAAACTGAATCTCTGACGAAAGTATCGTATAGTTTACTGGTTTACCTGAATCAGTAGTTCGTGATGTTGCAAAAAATGTATTAGGAGACAGATACTTTACTGGTGATGCAGGATTAGTACGTAAATGTACGTCACGCATCTCTAGGAAGTCCGTAGGGATGCCTAATGTCTCTTGACCTGATGTGGTATCAGCGCGAGCAACAACAAGCATCTTGCGTGTTCTAAGCTCTCTAGCAAGCCTAGCCTCAGCTAAAGCAATAAAAGTAGGAATAATAGTCGTTAAATCTGGTCGCGCTAACCAATCAGCAACCATCAATTTAAAACCAGTATAGTTAGTGAAGTTAGCTGTAGTATCAGGCAACCTTACTTCAGCCACAACCTTATCAAATAACTGTGACCATGTTGCAATTCTTGCATCGTCTATAAGGTATGGCTGTGCCTCAAGAAGTGAGCCATACAAATAAACATCTGGATGTGCTGTTAGAAGCCAGTTGGTAGTTACGCTGGTAGATAATGTAGTTACACCAACAAATCTACGCTGCAACTTAGCTTCGCAAAGATCAATAAAATCAGGAATCTCGTCCGTTAAATCAGAACGAGCTAAATAGTTCGCAATTGCAGCTTTTAAGTTTGTATAGCTATTCAATGCCATCGCTATTTCCCTGAGTTATGCTTCTCAACTGCATCTTCTTCTACATCTTCCCATCGATACTCATACGTACCAATGTGACCTATATGCTTAGACAGGCTGTGATCTACATACGTCTGGAACCCATTATCTAAGGCTTTGACGCAGAAATGTACATCTTCACCAATAATGCCCTTAGAACCCCAGCCTACGTCATACCACGGCTTCTTTATAGCATTAAATACATCTTTGTGGATCATCACTACGCCACCACCAACCGCAGTACAAGGCTCAATACCTTCTTTGCCCCTAGAGTCTATTTTATGCCATGCGTGATGAATAATCTTGCCTTCTTCATCTTTTTCTATCTGAAGATTTAACGCTGTTGGCAATGTTGGCATACGTCTAGTTACCGCATTAACGCCAACAATCGAAACATTCCTACTCAACAGTATTTCTATCGTATCAGCAGGGAAACGCATATCTGAGTCAATGAACAGAATGTAGTCACAACCTTCGCTTAACGCAGCATCAACCAGCTTTTCTCTCTGGTCGAATATCAACGTACCAGCCATTGTGTACAACTTCAGACTATTCTCACTAGAACCACAGCGAAACTTAGAATCTCGTCCTACCATCTTCGCTAAATCAAACGCAAATCCAGTATGAACCTCATCTCTAGCCGGAACACATACGCCAACTGTTATACCCATTAGATATTACCCCTATAGACTTTCCATTGTGCATTATCGGAATCATTGAGCCATCGAGCAAAACCAGCATCATCAACGATTACAAAGCCCTTCATAATACCTTTTTTATTCAAGTCATCAATGACCGTAAAAGGTATCCTAGCTATATGGTGTAAGTCGTTTAGATTTCCTGTTCTTGCCTTGTCTGCCTCTCTGATATGGTTGTTACTATCAAGAATCTCAGTAACATCCTGTTTAGTTTCGATGATAATCCCACCATCACCGTCCGCATGAACAACCTGTTTTCTAAAGTCCATAAATCCTCGTAAATGCCCCCAGAGACGAATCCCTAGGGGCTATTCAATTACAGAGACATATTCAAGTCAGCAACGATACCGTGAGCGGCTTCGTTCTTAACTTCCAATGTGCACTCAACCAAAATCTGAGTCTTGTCAGAGTCACCAGCTTTTGCAAGCTCGTTAGTCATAAACGGACGCAGATAAGCGATTGCAGCGTACTCAGGATCAAGCACCAGAGCATCGCGTGTACGCATGAAACGATTAGGAACAACACTCATTGAACCGAAGTCCGACAAGTAAACGTCAGCAGCACCAACGATAGTAGCTTGTGAACCACCAGTACCACCATTGACGTTATAACGATAAGCTGACAGACCTGTGAAAGTCGAAACCTTCTGCTTACCCAATGCACCAACCATCAGAATCTTAGGTACGCCACCAGATACAAATACTTCTGAAACTACTGTTTTCAGCAGAGTCTCAGTAAATGTACGTGTGTTACCGTCTGTACGAGTCGATACACCGATAGTAGTTGGATCACCACCGTTAGTCTGAGCGTCAGAGTTAGTCTTGATCCACGACAGCAACGAACCCATCTTACGAGCAGTAGAGTTAGTTGTACCAGCCGAACGACCTTGATTGCTCAACAGGATAGTTTCCAAGTCACGCTTGATTTCTTGCGAAGCCTTAGCCAACTGATAAGCCTTCTCAGACTTACGACCAGCCTTATTAACTGTGTCCAGAGTGCCAGAGACTTTGATAGTCTTTTGCAGAATCTGTGTGTAGTTACCAAGACGAGTAGTTGGTGACAAAGTAGCATCGGAAGCGTCAGCACCTTCAACAGCAGCGTTGTTGGTAGTTGCAGCAGCCAACGAGTCAGTTTGCCACTCGTGATAAACAGCAGTAGCTTTAGTCTTGCCAATGGAACTCATGAATGGAGTTTCAGTTGGGCTGATGTCATAAATTACATCGGTCAAATCTTCACGCTGACCAATTGCGTCATAAGCATTATAAATAGCCATGATTCAATCCTTTATAAAAATCGTTCAAATACACTAGCCGCATCGCGGACACTTCCGCTAGACTTAGCTCGTGCCTTTAATTTCTTTGTTTCTTCAGCATTACTATCTCTAGGTTTGCTTACGCCAGACTTAATCGCTTTAGGAGCCTCATTAACCTTCTTGTTAATAGCTGGCTTACTTGCGACTAACTTGTCGTACTGCATAGCCTTATACAGAGTTAGTACCGCACGGCTGTCATAGACAGCACCTAATTCACTATCTGAGAATCCTAACTGCTTACCAAAAGCACGAATATCATTTCTGATAGCTTCACCCTTAGCAGGATCAGTAAATTCAGGGATAGCAGCAGACAGTTTTTGCATTTCCTCAGCCACTACGGACTGCATCTGCATCTGTCTATCTTGCTCCTGTTGCTGAATGATTCTTGATCTCTCAGCCTGTACAGCAGCTAGTTGCTTATCTCTCTGAACAATCTCAGCCACCTTTACAGAGTATCCAATAGGATCAGTCTCTTTCAGGTAGTCCAGATTTTCTTCTTGCTGAGGCTGTAGCATTTGCTCAATCATCTCCAGCCTTTGCGCGTACGTATCACGCATCTGCTTGGCTTCTTGAACAGCTTGACGCTCTGCTTCTACGGCTTTACGTTCCTCAGCTACTACTTGCGATTTCTTGGTGTAATCTGTGCCAAGTTGATAAGACTTGATAAGCTCATTAAGCGTTACCTCACGTTCTTCTCCAGCCGCTTTGACTCGATACGTGGGTTGCTCTTGCTCTTCACCGTCATCATCTTGTTCTACCTCAGACTCATCGTCTGATTCGGCATCGCTTTCGTTAGCTTCTGGCTCGTGGTCTGGTTGTCCGTTATCGGAGCCTTCTTCACGTTCCATCATGCTCAAGAAAGCGTTAGCTGCACCTTCTACCGTTAACTCACCACTACCTTCCGGTGTCGTGTTCTGAGTATCGCTCATTTATGTTTCCTTAATTATATCGCCAACCGGACGATTCGGACTACAAAATCTTAATCTTTTTTTCATTAATTAGCTTCTGATCCGCTAACCCTTGTATGTGATTATCAATAGATTCTAGAACTCTGAGACGCATATACGCTTGCTCACGTATCTCTGCATCGCTATAGTCGCTGTTCATAAACTTAGCCAATTCCACACCTCTGAGTTCTTCCATCATCTCTATGAAGTAATCGTCCCTCAGCAGGTTTAGTGCCCATTCAGTTCTGTTCATTGACCTAATAACCCCATAGGAACACGCATATCAGTAGGAGTAGCAAACGGACTTAATCCCATCTTTCTACGTGATTCAGCCCACATTTCAGCCTTGTTATAAATGTCATTAGTAGGTTGTTTACCTTGCAACAAATGATGTATTTCTTCCTGAGTCAATGTAGGAACTAATAATGGATAATGTCTGCCTTGCTCATCAGTTGACGATATTTCAGTAGCAACCTGACCTCCAGTAGTAGGCAATAAGCCAAAATAGCCTTTACCTTTCATCTCTAATGGATCACCAGCACTTTCAGCATATCTAGCACCAAAAGCATTAAGTAAGTCTAGTAACCCCATTATGCACCTCTAGTCAGAGAGCCTAGTTCACGTAGAGCCTTCAACGTCAATTCAGTCTGCTTGTTCTTCGTAGCCTCATCAGCCAAGTCCATAGCCAATACGGCTTGCAATTGCTTAACTGCTAACTCAGCTTCCTTGATACGCAACTCAGCCGTATCCTTCTGGTTCCTCATCTGAATTTCTATACCTTTTCTGGTATATTCGGCTTCCAATGTTTGCTTCTCAAGTTCAAGTTTTGCCGCATCGATCTGAGACTTAGCCTGAGTCTTTTCTCTTTCCACCTGAGCAAGCATCTCAGCGACCTTTGCTTGGGCATCTGGTGCAGGAGGCTGTGGTTGAGAAAGCGCAGCATTCTGTTCTGGAGTAATCTCATTCATGAACTCGTTAGCATCTTTGAAACCTGCCGATTCAATGAACTTCGCAAGCGTATTGCGATACTGACCAACAGATACCAATGGGTTAGATGGACCATACTGCTGAATGATCTGCTCCTGCTTGGCTAAAACCATCTGCAACATAGCTAACTTCTGATCCCTATCACCTGAACCTAGACCAACATTGACGCTAATGTCGTACTCGTTAGCCCACGTTCTAGGATCAAATGTCACGTACTTACCACGCATACGAACAATACGAGGCTTATCCTGATACTTGCCCATTAGATGCAAGATGCCCTTAAACAGACTCTTTACACCTGTCTCAGCAAAGATACGAGCGATTAACTCTAGCTTGCCTGAGTTAGACTTCATCATCGCAGCCACAGCCGTAGCTGTAACATTATTCAATACGTCTGGATCAAGTCCTGCCTGTGCATCGCTAACACCTGTACGCTTGGCTTGAACTCCATCCAAGTATTCCAGCATTGGCATAGCCTGACCGAATGTGCTCTGAACCGTTATCGGAACCATAGCATTGATGCTTTTCATCCGTATTACACCACCAACAGACGCGTTTAGAACGTCATCAATGTTGACTTGCCCATCCACAATACCAACACGAGAGTTATTGGTCAGGTACAAATTGTCTAGGCTCTGACGAGTAATCGTAGATTTCTGTAGCTGAATATCCATCGTCCTATCAGCCAGAGATTGACCAAAGAACTTGTGCGGTATAGGTATAGGACAGATAGAGTGGAATGGAACATAGTCGGTTTCCTCATCTTCCAATATCTTAGAACCGCAATAAACGATACGGCGTAACTCAGCGATGCCGTCATCATCCTCATCAATACGGATATAGCACTCGTACACCTCTAGCAACTCCATAGAGAAGTCTAGGCTAGTGTTCTGGTCTGGCTGTTCACCGTTAGGGAATCGTGCAATACGCTCACGATTAAACGTAAGGTCGTTATAAGCTGGCAATTCGTCAACTATCTCTTGATCGTAGCCAATAGCAACTAACTCTGATCGAGTCATCAATCTACGATGCGCTACAAATGGAGAATCTTCAATACTTCTAGCTGACTTAGATATTAGGAATTCTTCAGGAGGTACATTCTCAACCTTCACCTGACCTACTTCTTTACTGCGCTGTACGTACACCTCATACGTGGGAACTTGTACTATGTTGCCCATCATATCCGGTACTTCTTCGTATTCTATTTTCTGTTTGACAACCCTTAGAGACTGATCCGATAACAGTAAAGCCAGCTCATCCTCTGATAGATTCTCGTATTCTTCTTTTGTTACGTCTGTTCTCTCATCCCAGTATGACTTAACAACGCCAACCTTTTGCAGCAGAGCATCTTTAAACCAGTTATGCAGGATGATTAGACCATCATTCTCACGATAGAAAGCCCAGTTACAGTAGTCCGTAGCCTGTTTAGCTGACTCCTCGTCATGCGGTCCTCTAGGCTCGAAGTAAACTATATCCTCAGTAGTCGTAAAGACGCGCATTAGTTGTGGCAATGCACCATCGATAGCCTCAGCTACCTCACCTGTAACGATCTGCGAGCGACCTTCCTGCTCATTACCGTAAGGACTACGCAGGTAATACTCTAACGCTCTACGGCGATCCTCAGTAGTCTCTGTATTCAGATAACCGATAGCATTGTCTATTTCATTCTCGACAATACCCTTAACCTTGCCTTCGTCCATCATAGTGCGTTCCTCTTAGGATTTTCGCAATTATACAATCCATTTTGTGTTAATGGGCAATTCCGATGACCACGAACTCTCATTATCGTCAAGGCTTATCGCTAGGTATCTGAAAGCATCTGAAGCATGGCTAGACCAGTCGTGTAGCGGCTTGTCGTAGAACACTTGCTGACGCTCGTTATACTCTCTACGGTAGTTCCTGAGCGCATCCAGACCTGCCTTAGTCTTATGATCGAACCAGCATTGTGGTAATAGCCTTCTAGTCGCTTGAATACCGTCTGCAATCGATAAACGAGGAGCTACAGTTATATCGAGCCCAGCTTCCATCAAAACCTCTTTACGGCTCTTTCCTGTGCCTAATTCACGTACCTCTACGTCATGCGGGAGGAACTGCGTGAAGCCTTCGTAGTCGTTCTCTTTGAGCCACGATACATACCAGTCCAGACCGACTCCGTGGTTTTCCGTGAAGTCAATGAGACGCACTTCTTTTCCAACCACCTGAGCAACCCACAAAGAAGTAGAATCAGACATCCCCAAATCCCAAGCAACATAAGACTTGCACAAGTCATCACGTTCGATAGTGGTGATCCGGTTCTTCTCCTCAAGATTGTTGATAATCTGACCATAATAAGAACCCTCTACGGCTGCATCAAAAGAACACTCAAACTCTTGGTTGTACTTGTCATCGCCCATTTCCTTACGAGCATCCCAAAGTTCCTTCTCCGCTAGTATCCCTGTATCACTAGCTTTGAACTCTAGTAGCTTCCAGCCTTCAGCAATCTTAGCCCTGTCTCTGAACTCTGCAAAGTGGTTCCTGCCTTTAGGTGTGCCAATAAATAGACACCATGTAGGAGCCTCGTCTGTGTTCCTATCCGCTAATGCAGGACGTATAACCTCGTTCCATATCTTAGGGTTTTGATCGCCTATCTCATCAAGAATAACGCCATCGAAATACTGCCCCCTAAGGCTATCAGCATTGTCAGAACCGTACAAACTAATGCGCCTACCCCAAAAGTCAACCCTAAGCTCTGAGATATTAGCAACAGCCCCCAAAGGACGAGTAAATTCCAGCAAGTAATCCCAAGCCACACGTTTCGATTGAGCATAAGTAGGAGCAATGTAAGCAAATCTAGGGTTAGGTTTCTGGCACTCTATAGCAGCTTTGATTAGATGATTAATCGCGCTAACAGTCTTGCCCATCCTTCGATGAGCCACCACTACTGTGAACCTGTGCTTATCTACTGCCTCATGAATCAGCCTTTGCTGTTCACGTGGCTTATAAGGTATGACTACTTCTGCCATGTGACCACGTGTTGCTGTGCTCCACCGTCAGCACCAGTCAGCTCAGTCCTAGCCAGCTTAGGTATATGGTATTCACTTAGCTTATTCATTAGATCAAGTGCCTTATAAGGATCGTCTTGAGCTACTTCATTAAGCCACCTGTCCATGTTAGGGGCATTGCGCTCTAATAGATTAGCAATAGCCTCTCTTACTACGGCTGTGCTCTTATTAACCGCTCCTTTAGGTCTGCCCTTGCCCATGTTAGTAAGGTTAGCTACTCGTGCATCTTCCTCTATTTTACTGGTGTAATCTGTTTCCATTTTTGCATTATCCTCTGGATGTCATGCTTACTTATTAAACACGTTTCTTTGCCTTCTTTGTATTGGTGTATTAGGATCAATGTTAGAACTTATTATTGGTTTACTAATAACTGATGTATTTACTGGTTCAGATTTATACAATTGAGTGAATTCTGCATTAGGACTTACTAAATATGAAATACCATGCTCATCACTCATTTCAACAGCTTTGTACCCTAAATTCTTTGATACCTGCCCTCTTAATCTTTGCGCCTCAAAACTAGCCTCGCTAAAATCAGATTTCTTAAAAGCATTTTTTATAACTTCATCAGGATATTCAAATATATTTTTATCATTAATTACAATATCGTAAACTTTATCAAATAAATTTTTATCGTTTTTTAAATCTGGTCTAGCTTTTAAAAGTGCATTTTTTACTTTAGTAATTGGTAACGAATTCAAATCTTGCTGTTTTAATATCTGATTTTCTGGTATATCTGTATAATAAACTGATCCCCCTCCATGAGATTTAGCAGATTGCAATTCACCGCTACCAAACACACCACCAAAAATATCATTTCCCTTGTAATTTTCTTCTACTTTATACATAGGAGATTCATCGTAACTTCCTCTATATATTCTTTTTGTTGGGTTTATAGTTCCAGCAAATCCGCTACCTGCTTGCATAGCTTGCTGACCATACGGGCTATTTATCCATGCACCTGATGCCATATCCTGAGCAGTCTTAGGTTCACCTAATAGACCAACTCCAGCCCTCTGACGAGCCTCACTACCTAACTGAGCAGCAAATTCCTGTGGATTATTCATCAACAAGCCTAAACGAGCAGCTAAAGCCTGTTTTTGCTGGTCAATGTAATTCAATCCACTTGCTAATAATCCGTCAGCCATAGAAAACCTCGTACATATCCGGTCTGTTAGTCTTTATCCACTCTCTTGGTTCTTCATGGCACTTAGCAAAGTCTGTTCCAACCGTCTGACTTCCAGCATGATGAACGTATCCACGACTAACAAAATGGAAATATCCTGCTTTGCCTAAGTCATGGCATATTATATTGTCTGAATACCAATTAGTGCTAGGGAATTGTGCCACATCCCATGCTTCTTTACTTATAGCCGCGAAAATAGGAGCAATGACCTCTGTCATCTTTATGTGGTTCTCACTATCCCACTTTAGCCCTGCGAACTTGTCATCTTCTATCGCTAC